CCAGTAGTGCGTTTGGACTTAAGAAATGAAAAACTTCTGGAATAAGTTCACGACAAGATTTGCCGTGCCTGTATTGATAGTGACACAGGTGATCACACTTTATGATGGTTGGGAGGCACGTGTGAACGAAAGAGCAGATAGAGAATTGTTGATCCGCTGTATCGTTTCTCACTTACACACTGTTGGTGAGATACATGAAATAGTAGATGCCGATGGCAACAAAGTGATCATTGACGAAACAGAATTTGATGGAACTGTGGACAGAGGACACCTCGAACAACTAGGGTGTAATCAGTTTGCTGTTGGTTACACACTGATGGATCAATTCACTTCACAAAGAACAATGGACAGGTGGTTAGGCAAAGTGTTTTACACATATAAACATAACAAAGACAGATTAATTGCTTGGTATGAAAGTAAGTTTCGACAAAAAATGTTAGAGGACATAAGAGGATGAAGAAGATACTTACACACTGGACCTTGGCTTTCATCACACTGGCGGCACTGATGCTGTGGGGACTGAAAGATCCTTTTGTAAAAGAAACAGCAAGGTTAAAAAGTTTTGACCTCATACAAAAATACGACACTGCCACAGTCAGTAAGGATGTTGTCATTGTAGAGATAGACGAGAAAAGCATTGAGCAGAATGGACAGTGGCCTTGGAAGAGAACAGTGCTCGCAGATGTGATCTGGAAGTTGAGAGAAGCAGGTGCAGGTGTAATTGTTTTGCCTATTTTGTTTTCAGAAGAAGATAGATTAGGAGGAGACATGGATCTTGCACAGGCATTGGTACAAAATGGAGTCGTAATTGCTCAAGTGGGCACAACACAGACAAATAAAAATGCAGTTCCAAGAGGAGTGGCCAAAATAGGAGATCCTTTACCATGGTTGTTTGAATGGCCTGGTATGTTGGGACCAATAGAATTATTAGGAATAAATGCAGACGGTGTTGGCGTTGTCAACACAACTCCTGAAATTGATGGTGTGGTTAGACGTCTGCCGTTGTTGATGAGAGTCGGAGACGAAGTGTATCCAAGTGTGCCAATGGAAGTGATTAGAGTGGCTGTGGGCGATCCAAGTTATCAAGTCAAAGCAGGTGCAGGCGGCGTGATTGCACTCAGAGTTCCAAAATTCAAAACAATCAAAACAGATCAGTATGCAAGAATATGGTTAAGGTGGAATAAACAATTTGAAACAGTTAGTGTGACCGGTGACTTGTCTGTGGTTCAAGGAAAAACTGTCATATTGGGCAACACTGCGGAAGGAATCAGCACAATCATTGCCACACCAAACGGCGAAGCATACAGTCATACTGCAATGGCCGTTAGTTTACAGACTGTGATTAATGGTGAAAATATTGTTAGACTAGATACAGCAACTTTCTTAGAATATGTTGCGGCAGGTGTGTTGGCATTTGTAATAATATTGCTGGCTGGCTTTGCTCCCTACTGGTTGGTTGGTGCAGTTTTGTTGACAGTATGGTCTGGAACAGCCTACGGAGCATACTTTTATTTTGTCAAACATTTACAACTATGGGACGCCAGTTGGATTTTGTTGGTCACAACCATCACAGGCTTCCATGCAGTATTCAATCGATTCGTTAAAGAGTTCAGCCTCAAACAGCAGATTAAAAAACAGTTTGAACATTATCTTGCACCTGCCATGGTTAAAAAATTACAGCAGGATCCTAGTCTTTTGAAGTTGGGTGGTGAAACAAAAACAATGACTTTTATGTTTTCAGACATCAGAGGCTTTACTCCCATATCTGAAAAGTACAAAGGTAATCCTGCAGGACTGACAAAACTTATTAATAGATTTTTAACACGAATGACTGATATCATAATCAAGAACGGTGGAACCATAGACAAATTTATGGGGGATTGTATCATGGCATTTTGGAATGCGCCCATTGATGATCCAAATCATGAGGAAAATGCAGTACAGGCCGCCATTGACATGCAGAAAGAATTGATCGTATTAAACAAAGAATTAGCAACAGAAGGACTGCCACAAATAAACATCGGTATTGGAATAAACACTGGAGAAGCATTGGTAGGTAACATGGGTAGCAGTCAAAGATTTGATTACAGTGTGATTGGAGATGATGTTAATCTTGCTTCGAGATTAGAAAGTAGCAGTAAGACTCTCGGAAAAACACTAGTGATTGGTGAGAAAACTGTTAAAGGTGCCAAACACAATTATAATTTTGATTACGTAGACGAGATCACAGTCAAAGGCAAGACAGAAAAAATAAAAGTTTACACAACCATTTAGTTACACTTAAATATTCATATGAATGTAGGATTAATTGGTGTTGGACGTTGTGGTTTGCCCATAGCATTGTGCTTTGAACAGAAAGGACACAATGTTATTGCCAGTTCATACAAAGAAAAATATGTGGCTGACTTGCAAACTAAAAAAATCAATACAACCGAACCTCATGTACATGAACTGTTACAGAATTCAAAGATTACGTTTACCACAGACAATCAATATGTGATAGATCAAAGCGATGTAATTTATATTATTGTGGCCACTCCTAGTCTGCCAACCGGTGATTATGACATGCAGGCCATTGATAACGTGGTTGATGATATAAAAAAATACAAAGGTAATCTCAAAGACAAATTGTGTATCATTGCCAGCACTACTAATCCTGGATACTGCCAAACTGTTAGTGATACGCTCAAAGCCTACGAATGTGATGTGGTGTATTGTCCCATATATGTGGCACAAGGCGGTGTGTATGAAGATTTTGCAAATCAAGATCATGTGATGGTAGGCACAGATAGCAAACAAGCATTCACAAAAGCCAAAAACTTTTTTGAAACTCTATTACAGAGTGGAGATCAAATAATTGCATTGAGTTACACAGGCACTGAGATTGTGAAAATGGCACTGAACTGTTTTTCTACACTGAAAATAAGTTTTGCTAACATGATGGGGCAATTGTTATACAAAAGCGGCAGTTGGAAAGACAAAGATGCTTTCTATAATCTCATGAAATTAAACCCCAATGTAGGCACACGGTTAATAGATTTTGGTTTTGGATATGGTGGTCCTTGTCTTCCACGAGACAATAGGTCATTGGTAAAGTTTGCTGAAAAAATAGGCTACAATTATGAATTAGGCGACATAGTTGATCAATTCAATGATAAGCACGTTGATTTTTTATATGATTACTATTGCACAGATAACAAAAATAGACTTCCTTATTTCTTTTCCTATATCAGTTACAAAGCAGGTACTGATCTTGACGAGCCTGCACAGCAATATGATCTAGCAGAAATGTTCTTGAAAAATAATATCCGAGTGTATGTGGCGCCTTCAAAGTTTCTCAACGACAAAGTATATAATCGCCTTAAAACATTGTATCCTGATCTACTTGAAAAACAATCGGCACAGGAACTAGACAGTGCCAATGTAAAATATTATAAAATTAATTAAGTTATTTTTTAGTAGTGCCTGTAGAATCAAAATGTTCTGACTTGCTTTTGTATTTGCTTAGAATTTGATCTAATTCATCAGAACGTCCTGCTTTTACTATTTCTTCTCTGTATTCTAGCACCATGGATAGTTTGGTGTTAAGTCTAATCATGTCGTTGTCCAGCATTCTGACACGGTCTACTAATTTTATAAGTGTTGAACTGGCTTCACCTAATACAGGTTTTACTTCTTCGGTGACCCACTTCCAGATGTAAAAAACAAAGTAACCAAGTCCCATGGCGGCCACAATTGGAAATCCAAAGTCCTTAATTATTGTTACTAAATCATTAGTCGCGTCTAGCATCTTCTTTTCCTTCATTGGCCGCTATACGATCATCGTTGGGTCTAATTTTAAGCACATAACTTAGTAGAGCATCAATTTTAACTAAATCGTTGTTCATGGTCTGCACTCGATTGTCCAATGCACCAATGATTGCTTTCAGGGTGTTGACACTGCCTGTGACTGAAGCCAATATAAATTTTAGAGTGATAAACACAAAAGCACCGGCGGCAATGGCGCCTGCAATTGGGAAACCCACATCTTTTATTAATGTTACAAAATCCATAATATGTGTATATTTATGAAGTGCTCGTATTGTGAATTTTTTGGTTGAGTAAATACTTTTATGAATTGGATTTTAGTAATTGTAATTTGTTGGGGATTTAATTGCCAAACAATATACGAACAAAAACTGTATGATACTGAATTAGAGTGCAACAATGAAGCCACCAGAGTGATGGAGTATGCCCAACAGATGTATCCAAATTCCAGTGGCGAAGTACATTGTTTGACCACAGATCAATTCAATAGTTGGATAGAACCAACAACAGGCACATAAAAAATATTTTCTTTTACCAAAAAAGTTCAGCGTAAATATCGTTAATGAATTATTATTGTGCCACCAAATTTACTGACATGTACGTGGATGTTCAAAGCAGACAAGTGTACAATTGCTGTAAAGCCATGCCTGAAAGAATTAATTTAGAATGGTTACAAAACAATCCAGGACACCTTTTCAACACTCCTACGATGATAAAAGATAGAAAACTAATGTTAGATGATAAAGTTAATCCATCTTGTGATTATGGCTGTTACAAGTTTGAGAGGCAAGGCATAGTGAGTCAAAGAAGCAATGCAGAAAAAGTATTTTATACGCAGGCGCATTCATCTTTACAAAGTCTTGACATTATCTTATCTAATGACTGTAGACTAACCTGCGCATATTGTGGTCCACAGTGGAGTTCAACTTGGTGGCGTGATATAGAAAATAATGGAGATTACAATTTAGAGACTGTGGACAAAAGAAGTAAAAATTGGTATAAACTTTTGAGTAAAATGAAACAAAAAAATAGATCAACAAATACTAAATTTTTTGAACTATTGTTAAGGGAAATGGAACTAGCAGACAAATTAAAATTTGTCAATGTGCTTGGTGGCGAGCCTTTATTACACAATGATTTATCTGCACTTTTAAATGTGGTGCCAGATAAACAAATCACAATTGTGACCGGACTTGGAGTTACTTTTAGTAGACTTAAAAATTTTTTGGAAAAGTATAAAAGTAAAAAAATACGGTTTAAAGTTTCTGCTGAGACAACTGGCAAGTATTTTGAATTTTTACGTTATGGAAATAAATGGGAAGAATTTTGTGACAAAATTAAAATGATATCGGACAGTGGTTATGAGTTAAAATTTGGTTCAACTATTACAAATATCAGTTTACTTGACTTTGCCAATTTTTATAATTATTTCAACAAAGATTATAAAATTAAAATTCAATTAATAAATGATAAACCATTTTTCTATCCAAACCTTTTAGATACACAGTCAAAAAATAACTTCAAAAAATGGTATGTGGCAAATCCGCAATGTGATCCAAATAAACTGTTAGCCAGTATTTCAAAACCAATAGCATCTGAGAATGCAAAGAAAGATCTAGCAAATTTTGTTAAAGAGTTCAGCAGAAGAAGACAAATTGATCTAAGTTTTTTACCAAAACATTTTATAGATTGGTTATACTCTTAAAGTTGACAATCTTAAAATTTTGTAATACAATACTGACATGTCTAAAGCATGGCAAATAGAACTTAAATTTCCTGACCATACAATCAAATCTTTTGTGTATTCGGATACAGGCACAGATATCAAACAGCGTTTTCAAAACGAAAACATTCAAGTAAAAGTACTGGGTGAAATCGAGGATCCTGTTGCAGGCACAAAGCCAAAAGCAAAACATAAAGAAAAATTTGTATGATCCATGCAATGATCGATCTGGAAACGTTAAGCACTAATCCAGATGCGGTTATTCTAACTGTTGGTGGAGTTAAATTCGATCCACACTCTTCAATGAACCCCTACAATGACTTATACTTTAGGGTGGATGTGGATTCACAAACAAATCTTGGCCGGCACGTGATGCAAGACACACTTGATTGGTGGGGTAAACAGCCAGCGCAAATTACAGAAGAAGCATTGGGAGACAAAGATAGAATCAGTTTAGATGATATGATTAAACAAATAAACAAGTTCAGCGTTGGAGTGGATGTATTTTGGTGTCAAGGACCGTTGTTTGATTACGCGATTTTACAGAATATATATTCACAATTAGGACATCCTGTGCCATGGCAATATTGGCAAATACGAGATTCCAGAACACTGTTTAGCCTTGTGCCTCGTGAACGTGAAAAAAGAGAAGGACTCCATAATGCACTTGAAGATTGCAAGTTTCAAGCCAAAAAAGTACAGCGTGTGTATCGTCAGTTGGGTGTCAAATGATCAAATGGTACAAGATCACAGACTTCTATCGTTTTGAAGGAAAACGCCTGCGGCATTCCAAAAATCCCACCACCAAGTGGATTCGATTGAATTGTGTTTACAAGTTACGTGTTGGTAGTAAAATTGTCCATGTGGGCAGATCAGACACCTGTAAAAAACATGGACCTGCAGAAAAGGTAAGAAAAGCCATTGTGCAATTATTGGCCTTAGAAACACACAATCCCAGTGTGACACCAACTAAAACATGGCGAGAAATTAGGTTGCGACACAGACCAAACTCTAGTAACATAAGTATAGGAGTAATAGAAACTAATGCCATCGCCAGAACATACTTACAAGAAGCCATTTGAGAAGATAGATCGCTATCAAGAATCAACCTGGCTAGGCAATGATACTCCGATATTCGAGAATGAAAACACAGCAGTGTTCAATGACAAGTATCCCTGTGTAAAAGGGCATCGCTTGTTTATACCGAAACAAGATACACCGGATGCTGTGGGAGAAAGTTTGAAGTTGGCCTACTACTGCGGACGGGAATGGATCAAGGAAGGCAAAATGGAAGGTTTCAATGTGGGCATGAACATTGGTAGACCTGCAGGACAAACTATCATGTGGCCGCACATACATTTTATTCCTAGACACGAAGGAGACTCTAAACCAATCGGTGGAATGCGTTATGCTCATCCTGCCGCTGATCATAAAGAGCACTATTAATGGACGAGCAGGACAATTCATTAAGCAGTTTGGAATGGCAACTGTTATTGGTTTTACGACGCTTACAATATGATTTGTCAGAAGAAGAAAAAAATAAAAAATTGATAGAATGGATCGAAGAAAAAATAAAAGACCTAGACGCAAGAAGCGGTTGGTAAAAAATCCTATATTCACTTCACCGGACGGCGGAGAAACAGTTTATCAAGAATTTGGTAATGGTGATAGGCAGATTATTTCTCAGTCACAAAAGGCCAAAGATAGTGAACAGGAAATGTACGAAATGGAGATGGTGGGCGAAGAGGCCATACGTCTAAGAAGGAAATATCCTGCACTGCAAAAGGCATGGGATCAATACAAAACTGTGTGGAAATTAGTAGCATATAATGATTAGACTACATGTGACGCAGATCAATTTTACCAGCAGTATACAAACGTCTGTGTGCGTTTAAAGGGGTGATTAAATACAGTTATGACCAAGTTTGTTAGTGTGATAGGCAACGGCGAAAGTAGACGTGGATTTGATATAACTCCTCTGAAAGGTATTACCACTGTGGTGGGTTGCAATGCGATATTTCGGGATCATAACATGGACTATGTGGTGGCCTGTGATCGTCACATGTGTCAAGAAGCAGTTAACACAGTTGGAAAAAACACAACCATATACACCAGGAAAGATTGGTACAAGCAGTTTGCTTTTTGGCCTAATGTTAAATGTGTACCTGATCTACCTTATGAAGGCGACAAGAGACAAGATGATCCTTTTCATTGGGGCACAGGACAATTTGCCGCTCTAGTAGGACTTAATTTTAAACCCAAAGCAATATTTTTAATTGCTATGGATCTATACGGTGTTGGCGATAAGAAAGGGCCTGAGGGTGTCAACAACATGTACAAAGGCAGTAAAGGTTACACATATATAAAAAAACCTGTTGATCCTCGCTATTGGATATACCAATTTAACAAACTGTTTGAACACAGCGATTGCAGATGGGTAGTGGTAAATGAAGAAAACTGGAAAATGCCAGAGGAATGGAAAGTGCATAAAAATGTTTTTCAAGAGTCCTACGAAGGACTGGCCAAGTGGATCAATAAACAATTGACAAAAAAATAATAAAGTTTATAATAGCGTTATGTTTGAAAATATAAAAGATGGAGATCTTATAACTCTGAAACTTGCTTCAGGAGAAGAAGTAATTGCAAAATACAAAAGCGGAGCAGACTCATACATCAGTATAGAGAAAGCACTTGTTTTGATGCAAGGACCTCAGGGTCTTGCATTTGGAACATTTTTCTCCACTGCTGAACAGGACAAACCGATAAACATTGCAAAAGACAAGATAACATCTATTGCTTACATCAATCAAAAAATAAGGCAGGAATATGATAGAGTGTTTAGCACGATAGAAGTTCCTAAAAAACCTAGCATTATTACATAATGAAACATTTTGAAAAGCACAATACCAGCATTAAGACTTTGGTGGACACGTGCGAAGCCATGCTTCATGCAATGGAGAAACATGGAGTAGATCCAGAGACTGTGAGTAATAGACCAGAATTTTCAGTGTTGATTCATTTTTTGAAAAGTATTATTGATGGAGAATTAAATATACCAAATGAACTTACTGATCGAATAAGATCAGCATCAGAAGAATTAGGACTTGACCTTGGGGATATCAAAAAAAGGTTAAACTAATGAGAGGACTCAAAGACTTTCATCCCTCTATAAACACTCTGCAAGTCATCATTAAGGAGAAAAGATGACTTACTATTCAACAAAAACATATGGACACAACATAGGACTAGCCTGTGTGTTCAGACAACCTAACGCAGATCATTCTCACTGTCATTTGTTACACGGTTACAGTTTGGCCTTTAAATTCACATTTGGATGCAATGAACTGGACAACAAAAACTGGGCAGTGGACTTTGGTGGACTTAAACCGCTGAAAGCATGGTTAGAAGACAAGTTTGATCATAAAATGGCATTGGACAAAAATGATCCACAGTTTGATAAACTGAAAGAACTTGAAAAACATGACCTCGCTGAAGTTAGAGTATTTGATGGTGTTGGCGCAGAAATGTTTGCCAAACATGCTTTTGATTTTGCAGATGATCTGATTCGTAAACAAACAGATGGTAGATGTTTTGTAGAAAGTGTAGAGTGCATGGAACACGGAGCAAACAGTGCCATCTACTCAAGAAAATAATTTTCTATTTGAAAACATAGTTGTCCAACTCAACAACAAGCAGTTAAGAATCAATATCTACGACACAAGTCTTGGACAGCGTTTTATGGAGGCCCTAAAAGATAACCTCGATAAAAAACGTGTATTGGAAAAAAACTTTTGTTGGTTGGGTTGGGCAGATTCTAGTAGAGATTTACATTATCTAGTAGGAGAATTAAACAAAAGTATTGCACAAATAAATTCATTTGATTTTAATCCTACTTACGAAAAAATACATCCATTCAGTGTGGATGATTTCCAATACAGTGCTACCTTACCCACAGGACTGACACATGATCGTCCACCCATGGAAAAGCCAGGACTGAGACTGAAACACGAGGCCTGTAACCTACTGCATAGATTTTTTGAAGAATTACAAGGTACTGCTTGGAGTCTATCCAAGTATTACCGCCAAGCGGACTTTGAGACCAAGTACGCAATAAGACAGTTGAACAACCTTTGCCACGAAATAGAAAGTTGGGTGTTGTCATATCGTAAAAGCAAGGTAGACCCTGACTGGATGAGACCATCACAGATCACAACCTTTTTGAATGCACCAAGATATGACCTACATGATGAAGATTATGAATTGTTCAAACAAAACAGATATCGTAGAGAATTGGGTGGTGTGTATCTCCACTGGAGCCAAATTGGCAAAACTCTATACGAAGTTTTCAGAGACGAGGGTGCACCTAAAATGACAGAAGCACTGTGTTCTGAAATCAATCATCAAAAATACTACTCTGGTGAATTTGATATAGAATGGGGCCAAACAATCGACGAGGACACTTTTGATTGGAAAAAAAAAGAAATGGAAGGCTATAGACACTGGCTGGAACTGAATGGTTATGATTGGGATGACCCTAAACTTAGTTTGGGTTATATCAAGATAGGCCAAGTGGATCTACAGTTGGGTTTTGATAACGAATCTTTTTCTCAGGTGTATAAAGAAATGAAAGACAACCTAAATATCAAAAGTATACACACAATAGGTACCCGTAGTTGGGAAAACTATTATCCATATACTTTGGACAGTGAAGACTGGAAACAAATACAAATAGAAAATTTAAGAAGAGGTTATGAATCACGTAGTATGCGTTAAGTGGGGCAACAAATACGTTTCAAAATATGCAAACGTATTGTATAAAATGTGTGAAAGAAATATCACACTGGACTGGGATTTCCATTGCATCACAGATGATCCCAAAGGTCTTGATCCGCACATAAAAACTTTGCCTTTGCCAAAAGATCCATGGATCAAAACTTGGTGGAGCAAACTGTGGATGTTTGGTTCTCATTTCCCTTTGCAGGGCAACATATTGTTTTTTGATTTGGATGTGATCATATTCCGTAACATTGACGATCTTTTTACATGTAATCCTGGCAAGTTCAACATTATTAGAGATTTCAATAGATGTAGAATAAAAGATTGGAAAAACAGCAACTCCAGTGTGATGCGTTGGGAAACTGGCACAATGAATTATCTATGGGACGAATTTGTACAAAATCATGCCAAAATTATACAGCAGAATCATGGAGATCAGGATTGGATTATGAAACGTGCCAAAGAAGATATCAATTGGTTTCCTGATGAATGGATAAGAAGTTACAAATGGGAAATGATCGGATACAAAGACACAAAGTTGATCAATAAAGATGGCAAAAGATATTTCAAGAAGCCTCCAAATGTGGTGGCGGAAAACAAAGTGGCAGTGTTCCATGGTGAGCCAAAGCCTTTTAACTGTGCTGACCAATGGGTGGTAGACAATTGGAAATGACAAAAAAATACGGCACAGTAAAGGTTAAAAAAATCAAGCCTGGAATGAATGAAATTCCTAAAGATTGTGGATATCAAAAACAGTTTGCACACAACATAGACATGAACAACAACGGTATCCATGGTGATTTGATAGAATGGTGTCAGGTAAACTGTAAATCAAAATGGGGTTGGTGGTTCAAACCCACTGGTGATATTCAAAATCCCGCCAATCACTGGGAGCATCAGAATGCCTACATGAGTTTTGAAGATCAAAGAGAAGCAACTGCTTTCTTTTTGGCAGTTGGTTTACAAAACATGGGCAACAACACTGATAATTAAAAGTATGAAATGGTTTGATATAACAGATTCAGCAAAAGCACAAATGGAAAAACTTTTGGAAAAACACCCTGACAAGTATGCTGTGAGTTTGGCAGTGTTGGGCGGTGGCTGTGCAGGCTTCAAATATGATTGGAATTTTGTAGACAAAAAAGAAGACATTGGCAAAGATGACGAAGTAGTCGATTGGGGCACTGGACGTTTTGTGGTAGATGAAACATCTATGATGTATGTGGCAGGTACCAAAATTGACTGGAAAGAAGAAGTGTTTGGAGCACAGTTTGAAATAATTAACCCCAATGCATCATCAGGATGTGGTTGCGGTGAGTCATTTGGTGTTTAATGGACACAGCGTTTGTAATTGGTAACGGTGAATCAAGAAATATATTTCCTATAGAAACACTCAAAGGCAAAGGAGTGGTATGGGGTTGTAACGCAATCTATAGAGATTATCCCGATCTGTGCGATCATATTGTCAGTGTAAATGAAAACATGACTGCTGAATTACAACAGTGGAAACAAGACTCTCAAAGCACTGTGAAAGTGTACGGACTAGAAGACACACTGGATTGGAATTGGATAATTGAAGGTGACAAGACCACCGACGTGCCTGACAAACTTAAATTGTATAGAATTTGGCGTGGAGGCACAACCAAAAATGGTGGCAAAATTAGAACACTGGATTTCAGTGAAGCAAAAGGGTCAGGAACTTCTGCTGTGGCCATGGCCGCCGACTCAGGAATAAAAAATGTTATTATACTTGCGTTTGACATATTGGGTGCAAGACAATGGGAATATGCCGCAGTCGATGGCAGTAGCAGTAGAGAACAAAACAACATCTACAAAAATACTAAAAATTATCCTAGTAGATTGAGTATGAAAGCATATTTAAAGTATGAATGGATGTATCATTTACGCCAGACATTTCGGCGTTATCCTAATACAAATTTTTATTTTATCAACAGACGTGAATACATAGAATACAATTATTTTTTACCTGGCTATTTTGACCAACCCAACATTAATGTTGGAACATATGCAGATCTACAACGATGGGTCAATGGTGACAAGGACAAGATACAGTGGTGGCCTTTAAATTAGTTTTGTAGAACTGGCGTCAATTTTATAGATATGTCTCATTTTGACACCCACTGATTGTGCAAACTTTTTGGTATCACAGTTGTTACACACATGTTTGTAATCGTTTGATGCTCGCTCAGGATCCACTTGCGCTCTGGCTCTAAGAAAGATATCACCACATGAATCGCACTTGAAAACATACACAGTGTTTTTACGGTGGAAGGTATGATAAACACCCAGTTTACTTTGGCGTTCGTACAATCGCATGGTTTTTAATGTCTCTATGAACATCAATTTTATTTAATAAATACACACAAACATTATATGACACGATTAAACATAGACATAGGAATTGAAGGAAATCCGGCCACTGGTGATACTTTACGTACAGCCATGTCTAAAATCAACAGCAATTTCACAGAATTATATCTTTCAAATGCCGCAGATGGCAATCTAACCACTTCAGTAACCAACGGTAACGTATCCATTCAACCCAACGGTACAGGTAGTGTGGAGATAGACGCTCTGTCTGTAAACAGTGACAACATCACATCACTGACAACCAACTCACCTGTTACGATCACAGGTAACGGCACAGCAGGAGTTGACATAGAAGCATTAAGCATCACAGGTACCAGCATTTCAAGTTCGGACAGTAGCACGATCAACATCAACGACAATCTCGTAGTTGACGGCACAGGAACTTTTCAAAGTGGTGCTACAATTGATGGTGTCAGCATAACGGACAACACAATCACAACAGGATCATCAAACGCCAATCTAGAACTTACAGCATCAGGTACAGGTAAAGTAAAAGTCGTAGGCATTTTATCAGTAGACGATGGCAGTGCCACTGACAACTATGTAGGATTTGGTAATGACGATGACCTAAAGATATTCCACAACGGAAGTCATTCAATCATCAGAGAAACAGGAACCGGAAACCTTTTCCTACAGAGTGACAACAATGTGATACTTGGTAAGGATAGCGGTTCAGAAACCATGGTAAAGGGTATTGCCGATGGCGCAGTTGAACTTTATCACGATAATGTTAAAAAGTTGAATACCTCATCAAGTGGTGTAACTGTGGTTGATGAATT